TGAATGGCGGATCTGGATATACTGGAACGGCTCCAGTAGTAACATTACGAGGAAGCGATGCCGTCGGAACCACAACATATACTCAAACGTTGACAGCTACAGTTGTAGGCGGAGTTATTACTGGAGTTATACACAGCCTCACTTTAGCTAACTGGCCAAAAGGATTGCAGGTTGCATCTGTAGAAGTTACTCATGCTACAGGCACTGGCGCAATTGTTGTTCCGGTCATTGCACCACGTTTAGGATATGGTCATATCCCAGCTGCTGTTATGCCATCTTGGTATGCTGGTGTATCTGTTGATTTGCCTGATGGTATCAGCTCAGATAACTTTTATACTCCATATCGTCAAGTTTCGATTGTTCGCAATCCGAACACAACGGCTACAACTGCAAATGCATTGCGATCACTTACTTTACCAACTGGTCATAGTGTTCCTTCTATTACTGACGCTAATGCTTTGATAACTGATGCCAGTGGAGTACCATTTGCAGTTGCTGATGCAGTTGTTGGAAATACTTTATATTTCCACCAAAATTACACTTCAGGCTTTAAAGAACTAGCTGCAAGCACTACTTTCCGTTTATCAACCACAGGATCTACCAATTATACATACACCGCGGTTAATGCTTCAGAATGTACATCAAACTTTAATGGCATTACTGGTGGAGATGGTATATTTGCACGTACCGTTGGAGAAGTTGTATTTGTTGAGAATCGCAAAAAAATTACACGTAGTGCTGGTCAAACTGAAAAAATCAAAATAATCATTCAATTCTAATGCCAATTACAACAGACAACAATATATACCGCGATGATTTTACGGCTTCGAATGTAGATGCAAAAAATTATTTGCGTATCTTGTTTAAAGCAGGATACAGTGTTCAGGTTCGTGAATTGAATCAGATGCAGAGCATACTGCAAAACCAAATCAATAAATTTGGTCTGAGCGTATGGAAGGATGGAGCTGCAGTTATTGGTGGCAGTTGTACATATGACCAAACCATTCAATACATTGATGCTACGGTTACTGGTACTAATGTATCAACCGCAATCCTTGCATCAACTAACATACTCCCTTTTAATGGATTAGCTGCAAGTATATTGGGTGTAAAAAGTTTAGGCGTAAGCGGTGCATACCGCATATTCTTAAGATACAATAATAGCGCAACCGGTGGTGTAGTTGCAGCATACTCTATCAGCAATGCTTTAAGCACAAACAATGCATTGAATGTTGCTGTGACAGCAACCGGTTATGCAGCTGGCATATTTCTTTCAAAAGGAGTATTCTTCACAAAAGGAAGTTTTGTTGCAACTGATGCACAAAGTGTTTTCTTTACGCTAGATACTAAAGATGCTAGTGTAAACGGTAAAGCTTACCTTTACGTAGCTGAAACATTTGTTGACTATACAACTGATGCATCATTAACAGACAATGCAAATGGTACTCCCAATTATAATGCTCCTGGCGCTGATCGTTATGCTGTAGATTTGACATTAACCTTTGAAGCGGACGGGAGTGCAGCCAACACATCAGATAAAATTTCTCTGTTGACAGTTGTTAATAGCGTACCTGCGGTAGCAATGCGCGATCGTTATAGCGATCTAGACCGTCAACTTGCACAACGCACATATGAAGAAAGCGGAAGTTATACACTCAATCCGTTTAGGGCTCACATTCGCGAATTGTATAACAATGGCAGCAACTATGGCCGTTATGTTAGCTCTGAATTGGATAAAGCTGGTTATAGTATTAGTGCAGGCGACTTGCCAGCTAGCATAGCTGACGCACAAACGCGCTACAGCTTGGGTATTGATCCGTCGGTTGCCTATGTGTATGGCTACCGCGTTGCACCACTCGACAAGAACGAATTGAATGCTCCCAAGGCACGCACACTTTCACCATTGACACCAGCCAATACATATGCGAATATTGGAAACTATGTGATTGGATCTTTTGAGTCTGGTTCATACTTGCCCATCATCACAGAGATCAGTAGTACATACAGAGTTGGACTAACTAAAACATATGATGGATCACTCACAAGCACTGTCACGTCAATTTCGCTACCCAACACAACTGGCATAACAGTTGGTATGACTATGTATGGATCAACTTCTGGTCCGATGACAACCGGAGTTGTAATTACATCAGTTGGTGCAAATACTATTGGATTTACATCAACGGCTATTACAATTACTAACAATGAAGTATTAAATTTTGTAGCCGGAACAACCAAAATTAAAGCCGTTGAAGTTGAAGGCGCATCAACATATCGCTTGTATCTTTATGACACCATCATAACTGCAACTGGAGGATTTAATTTGACTGATATTACACGAGTATGGAATACTGGTAGCACAGCTGTTAAATTTACGGTTGCAACTGGAGGAGCACTCGCCTTTGCTAGCAATGATACTGCAGTATTCAAATTGCCGTTTGATGCAGTAAGTAGGCTGACTAATATCCAATACAACATCCTGCATACTAGCAGCCCGGTACCAAGCCCCAATACTAGTGTTACCCAAATTACAGTGGATTGCAGTGGTGGTCGTGTATTTTCGGATACTAGCCCAGGCGGTATAATCTTTTTTGTTAATGGAGTTAGAAAAACAGATTTTACTACAAGCGAGCAGCCTGGACAAGTTTTAACATTAAGTTGGACTAGCGGGGCGTTGACCGGAGCAAACTATACTGTTATTGCACCTGTTACTGTTGGTATTCTTTCTGAGGGTGGCGCAGGCACAATAACAAAGACACTCACAGCAGATAATCAAACAATGACTGCAACTAACGCGCAAACGGTATTTACTCTTTCTAAAGCAGAAGTATTTGCATTAACAAAAATAACTATTGGCACTGCCCCCGTATTTGTCCCACCTCTTACTGACTGGGTTATCAGTGATGATGGGCAACGTGATAATTACTTTACAAACGTTAAGGTTAAATATATTGGTAAGAAAAACTTAGACGGACTAAGTATAAAATTCGAGTATACCTATTTCCTGCGGTCGTCATATACCACCGTGTGTGCTGCGGTCAACAGCTATTTACCAAATTCAACAAATCAAACACTAGGGTTAACATATTCAACCATACCATCATACAAAGGAGTACGCCTTGCTGATTGTATTGATTTCCGCCCCGTGATACTTACAGGTAGCACTGGTGTTGTAGATGTATTAAATCCTTATAGTAGCATAAGTGCGGCTGCTCAATTTTATTTGCCTAGAATTGACAAAGTGTGTGTCGATTATAATGGAAACTTTGAAATTACACAAGGGAATGCGGAATTGAATCCGCGTGTTCCTGAGACACCGCCCAAGTCGATGGCTCTATATACATTAGCGGTTCCAGCATATACACACAATGCTACTGATATTGTTTCAACATATATTGATAACCGCCGCTATACTATGCGAGACATTGGCGGATTGGAAAGCCGCATTAAGAATATCGAATACTACACTACACTATCATTGCTTGAAAAATCAGCAAATGATAAGCCAATTTTTGATAGCACTGGCAGCCGCTTTAAGAATGGTATATTGGTAGATTCATTCTACAATAACAATACTGCAAACATTGGCAGTGAAGCTTACGCGGCCTCAATTGACATTACAAAAGGTATACTATACCCACAGTATTCTTCTCGTCGCTTTGACTTCAAAAAAGTTGACAACACACTATCTTCAATTAAGATTAACAGCAATACTGCTACTTTAGCATATTCCGAAACTCCACTAATCTCTCAATCATATGCTACTGAATATGAAAGTGTAAATCCATATGATCTTGCATCCTTTGTTGGTAATGTTACACTAACACCCGGTTCCGACGAATGGAAGGAAGTAACAAATACTACGGTGTATGCCGCGCTCAATACTGCAAATTATGATACAGTAAAAGATACTGCAGTGTTGGGTACAATATGGAATGAATGGACTACAAATTGGACCGGTTCTACAGTCACACGGAGTGCTCCGCATGTGGTAAGTGCTCCTGACGGTGTGATGCGTCAAGCTGTTATAACTACTGAAACAGGTAGACAATCAAGAGTTGGATTGCAAACACAATTAAACTTTACCGATATTACACAAAATAATGGTGAACGAGTAGTTGATGTTACTTTTATTCCATTTATTCGTTCGCGTAAAGTTTATTTTAGCGCAACTGGGCTTAAGCCAAATACAAAGGTATATCCATTCTTTGACGGCATTGATATAAGTGCATACTCAATGCAATTGGATAGCATCGTTGATTATAAAAATAGTGCTGAAGTAAAAACTTATAACGGTATCAGTCCAGCCAATACAGCGCTTTCAACAATTGGTATTGTCACTTCAGCGCTGATAACAAATGTTGCTGGTGAAATTAAAGGAGTGTTTCTTATTCCCAACAATGAAGTTTATAAGTTTAGGACTGGTTCACGCTCATTCCGTTTAGCTGATAGTTCGCGTAACCTACCTAGCGAAATCACGACATATGCAGATTCAAATTATGCTGCAAATGGATTAACTCAAACGAACGAAACACTAATAACAAGTACTCGTATTCCTCAATTATCTCAAACAAGAGTTGACCAATCGGGAGCTGTTAGTAGAGTTACTAAAGTACAGTATGTAGATCCACTTGCGCAAAGTTTCATGATTGGTGACATTGAAACTGGTGCTTTTGTTACAAGCCTTGACCTGTATTTCCAAAGCACCAGCGCTACTTTGCCAGTCACCGTTGAAATTGTCACAGTTGAAAATGGTACGCCTACACAAAAAGTAGTACCATTCTCACAGGTATCGCTCAATCCTTATACAATTGACGGAAGCGGCGCATATACAACTACACGGGTTGTTCAAATCAGTCAAAATGGTAGCGCAGCTACACGATTCACGTTTAGCGATCCTGTGTATCTAAAAGCTGGAGCTGAATATGCAATTGTTGTAAAATCAAATGATCCTGCATACCGCATATATGTTGCGCGCGTCGGTGGAACTGACCTTGCTACATCTCAAAAGATTACAAAGAATGTATATGCTGGTGTTATGTTTATGAGTCAAAATGCTAGTACATGGACTCCAGATCAAACACGAGACTTTAAGTTTGTGCTTAATCGCGCAGCGTTTGTTGGTTCAGGTTCACTGCAATTTAAACCGACATTCTCTACTGGTGTTGAAAGTGTAACAATTAGCGCGGGTGGTAGCGGCTTTACTCAAGCGGGAGCAAGCATGACTTTTGCTGCACCGTCAACTGTAAAACCGGGTGATATAGCTGCAACAGGTGTGCCAACAGTTGATATATTAACAGGATCAATTGTCAGCGTAAGAGTGACCAACGCTGGCAACGGTTATGCATATAATGAAAGTCCGACGCTAACATTTGCTAACACAGGTACAACACCCGTGGCTCCAACGGCAACAGCTAACCTACTGAATGTTCCAGTTACTACATTCAATTTAGCTCAAGAGAATATAACTGTTGAAGGCACTGGTATAACCAACACACTTCGCCTTGATAATTTAACGCCAATCATAATTAGTCCTAATGAAAATTACGACTTAAAAACTGCTTTTTCGGTGGATCTTTCAACTGCACCAAACACAAGTATGACAACGGTGCTGTCAACTAGAAGTGATTATGTAAGTCCAGTGATTGATTTGGACCGTGTATCATTGCTTACTGTTAAGAATGAAATCAATGCATTGGCTGACAACGATACAACCGAAACGACAGCCGACAAAGGAGCTGCAACTTCTCGTTACGTAACAAAAACAGTAAATCTTAACAATCCAGCTGATCAGTTAAATATTTACATCAATGCAAATCGCCCAACCGCAGCTGCAAAAATTACACTATATGCAAAATTAGCATATGATGGCGCAAGTGCAACTCCGACAAGCTGGGTTAAGATATCACCAGTGAATGCAATTCCTGTGTCGAGCAACTCTGAAGAATACGCTGAAGCAGAATATACACTGTCAAGTCCAGCAAATGATTTTATTAGCTTTACCATTAAAATTGTGTTTTCATCGGACAACCTGTATGATGTTCCATCTATACGCGATTTCCGCGCTATTGCTACAACTGGTGTATGAAGATAAAAGTAAAAGATAGTACGGCATTAGAGCGCGATGTAGGTAGCAATGCTATCATCAATGTTGATGGCTCTGCATATGCGGCTGTGCTTGCTAAGCGTAAAGCAACTGCTGAAGCACGAATTAAGGTAAATGCTCTTGAAGAAGAAGTATCACATCTTAAAGAATCACAACGCCAATTGCAAGAAACTGTAAATAAACTAATAAGTCTCCTAGATAAATAACAACAATGGAATCTTCTGAATACAATCTATTTTCAAGCATCTCAACCAACGGTGTTACTGTTGCCGATACATTCAACACGTGGCGCAAAAGCACAAATGGTATTATTCAAAAACTTACCGTTGAAGCTGGCAGTCCTACATGGGATACCTCTGGAAAATTAGTCATTGGTAGTATTGTAGCTGACACTGGTAGTGCTATAGTTGATGTAGGAGTAGCAAGCACTGGAAGCCGTGCCGCAATCTTAAATCTAGGGAGTGCTTCAAATGTTAATAGCGTTGTAATTAATCGTGCTAGCGGAACAAACGGAAGCTTTAGCGTTACAAATAATGGAACGGGATTGTTTAGCTTAAGCCAAGACGGTGCGGGTGCTATAAGCATATTGACAAGTGCAACCGAAAGAGTGCGAATATTGTCTGGCGGAAATGTTGGCATAGGCACCGCTACACCTGATTCATTGCTACATGTAAATGGTGGTAATTTTAAAGTTAGCGGAACAATCACAAGCGGAGCAATTAGTAGCAGCGGCACCATTGGTGGAACTAATATCACTGCATCAGGATTTCTTAATGCCGCTACACTTGGAATAGGAAACAGCAACACGGCATTTACTGTTAGTGCTCTTGGTGCTATTGTAGGAACGGCACTAAATGCTGGTGCTGGAGCAATTTCTACAACAGGTGCATTAAATGCTGGCACACTTAATGTTGGCACAGTACCGCAATTTACTGTTAGTGCTCTTGGTGCTATTGTAGGAACGGCACTAAATGCTGGTGCTGGAGCAATTGTTACAACCGGTGCAATATCAGGTGGTGGTTTAAAATCTACAAAAAATTCACAAACTGGATATGGTGATGCAGCTTTAATTAGTGAAAGTGCAAGCGGAGATGCTGGCATAACATTGCATTGTTTCGGAGCAAATGCGGTGTATCTCAAATGCGCACGAGACGCTATAAGCGGTTATGCAGCTGGCAGTTTACATATAATAACTCATGTTGGAACCACATCGTATGCTAATATTATAGTTAATCAACTTGATGCAAAAGGCGACATCGTTGCTTATAGTACATCCGACCGCAAGTATAAAGACAACATAGTAAACATTACAAATCCATTGGACAAAGTGTCTCGTATAAATGGTGTGTCCTTTGACTGGAATAACCAACAGTCTGCATTCTCTGGTCATGACATTGGTGTAATTGCTCAAGAAGTTGAAGCTGTATTGCCTGAGATTGTAGCTACGCGCGAAGATGGAAGTAAGGCTGTTAAGTATGATAGGATTGTAGCACTTCTCATTGAATGCGTTAAAGAACTTAAGGTTAGCAACGAGCAGTTGCATGCTGAAGTAGACGCATTAAAACTTCTTGTTAAATGATACCTTTAATATATGTCAAAACTTCAATCATCGGGTTTAATATCTTTAGGCAACCTTGCCGACGAATATATAGTATCAAAATCTAATGTCAGCTTCAATGCATTTCATAAAGTAGCTCCTGGTACAAGCTTAGGACCAGTAAATGGTGTAGTTAAAAGTATAGCAAATAATGCTGCTGTTCCTGCAAGTGGGCAAATACGGTTAAGTAATTTTTATGGGTCTGGCTGGTATTACAAAAGAGTTTATTTTCTGTTAACATCCGCAACGGTATTAAGTTCAACCGCTGGTACATATAACAGTAACGGTACAATTAGAGTTTATGTTGATGGCTCAAGTTCTAATTATACCGTAAGCGTAACAGGCCGAGCTGGTCAAACATTATCTCAAAACGGATTTGACGGCTCAGTATACGCACAATTTGATGGATTGGCTGGAGATGTGGCATATACAATAACCGTAACAGATAATCTTTTCGGGACAACTTATACCTTTACCGCAAACATTTCAAAAGGCGGCACTAGCACCGTAACTGGCTATGCCACAACAACATGGCATAATGTCGGATAAATTAAAAAGAGTATGAATACACCATTTTTAGAAATTTTCAAAAAAGATATATGTAATGGGCCTGTGTGTATTACTTATAAAGAACGAGAAGATGTTGTATATACTAAGTTTTTTTACAAAGTAGAAGATGTAGATTTTTATGATACAACTAATGATGTTTTTCATCTTGTTTCACATATAGATAATAAAACAAAAACCATTAAAGGTTGTGATATTATCAAGTTTGAATCGCTAAAAGAAGATGACACTTTTGATGTTAAAAAATATTTCTTAGATAAAGCAGAAAAAATAAAAGCAGATTATAAAGAAATATTAAATTTTGATTATTCCGATTCATTTAATAATTTTAATGATTACTTTTTTAATGAAAACGTAAGTTTAAATGATCTTAAGATGGTGTGTATGCTTGGCTTACCATCATTTGATAGTCTTGAAAGTGGCGGTGAAGATACCTTGATTAGAATAAAAGAAGTATGGAAAGCTCAAATTGAATTGCATAAAGTTGAAATTTTAAAATATCTTAAAAGTGAAATTGATTTGCCTGATTCTTCATATGATGCAGATACAGTTAAAGAAATTATGAATTTGATCACAGAATTTAATCCTTCATCAACATTAAATTCTATAAAGTCCAAAGAAGAATTGTTTGAATATTGGCCTAGTATACTATTACCTGCGCCAGATTTTATAAATGAAATACATACATTATATGCAACACGCAACATATAATGAAAATCTCATTTATTAATTTTCATGTTAAAAAAAATATGTATCATAGGTAATGGTGTAGGTTCTATTAGAAAAGAAAACGGAAAATTTGTTGATTCATGCGATGAAGTAGTAAGAATCAAAAATTTTGAAACACGAGGATTTGAAAAATATATTGGAAGTAAAACAACAATATATTCAAGTAAATGGTTTGCATGGTTTGATCGTAAGATTCGCAATAAGCCATTAAAATTTACTTTTTTAGATGAAGTTCATACATTAATGTTTATGTTTCCAAATGAATTCATTAAAGAAGATCCTAATAATAACTTTAATGCATACACTCTTTTATACAAACAGCTTCAGCTTAAAAATGAATTGCCTCCAATACCCAATAAAAATTGGAAAGGTCATATTGAATGTTTAAATATGTTTGGTGTTGAAAAAAAGAAAGCTATACACTTTTCTTTAAATGATGTTGAACAATTATGCATAAACATATTAAAAATACATAATAAAAACTATGTTCGATCTTTAAAAAAAATTATAGAGCCAACGTGCGGGATACGCACTGTTTTTAAAATTTTACAAATCTATCCAGATGCAGAAATATTTTTAACAGGATTTGATTGTTTTCAAAGCGGCTGGTATTGGGATCAAAGTCATAAAATCAAAGCTGTTCATTATTATTTAGACGAATTGCTTTATTTTGGCCAACTCAAAAAAATGGAAAATGTTACTTTTTTAGATTAATGCTAAGTACTATTTTAAACAAAAGCATTGCATTTTTGTGTGATGAATCTCTACCAAATTATTTAGATAACCCTCAAAGATATGACTACTTAAAAGGTAAGCATAGCGCAACCGGTTACTATTATTGGATATTAAAAAATTTTGGTTTTCATAATGTATCGTTAGTATCAGCTGATGATTGTTTAGATCATTATGATGCTGTGGTATTTCATTATGATAATCATGATTGCATAGACATCAACAAAAAGTATAAGACGCTTCAAATCGTTACCGACCGCCCACAATTACCAGGAGTTGACTTGTATGCAGCATGCAATTTGTCTTCATTCAAACCCATTCTGAATCTAGACATAATAAAAAGCACTGGAATTGGTCTTAAACATGTTTTGTGTGGTCCGCTAACATACATACATTATCCAATGGCATTAAATTACACCAAATGTAAAGCAAGTTGGCCACCCAAAGTTTTTCATTATACTGGAAGAAAGACCACACTTATAGATGAAATATACAGTGATTCCTTTGTAGATCACATGAAAAACAAAGGAGTGAATTTGCGATTTGATTTTGAAAATGATCATAACTCTGGAGATGAAGATGTTTATTTTTGTGTGCGCAAGAGAACTACTTATTTTTCATTGAAAAGCAAAGGTAATAATGTAGATACAAAATTAGGTCAAAAGACAGCTAACCGATTGTATCAAGCATGGAAAATGGGTACGCCTCTCATTATAAATGGGAATAGCGCAATGGGTTCTATATACAAAAACGAAAACGACTTCCTATTAGCTGATAATGTAGAACAGTTTGAATATCAATGTTTAAGATTATTGCATCATAAAGAGTTGTTTGATGCTATGATTGCTAATGGAAATATAAGAAAAGACGAACATACAAACAGTCAAATTGTAAAACAATTCATTGAAGCTTTTCAAATACTTTTTAAATGAAACGGAATATATAATATAATATGAATGGTGAGTATCACATCAATAAAAGAAATGAGCGATATTATGTTAACAGCTTAAAGGATAGTTTTTTATATAAACTGCAAGGATTAACCACAATTGAGTTGAGCGTCACTGAGTTGTGTACACGCAAATGTTCATTTTGCCCTCGCGGTGATTCTACGGTTTACCCAAATCAAAAGCTATTCATGAGCTCGGAAACCATTACAAACATTGCAAATAAATGTTTAGCTGAAGGCTTTGAAGGCGATTTTCATATCTCAGGTTTTGGTGAATCATTCACGCATCCAAAGTTTCTTGAATTGACTTCTACACTAAGAGACACATTACCAAACAATCATTTGGTATTGACAACCAATGGTGACTTTTTAAATGATAAAACAATCAATGAAATAATCAAAAGAAACTTTAACAAGGTTATTGTTAGTTGTTACGACGGCGCTGAAAGAAAAAAACATTTTACATTGTTGTTTGAAAAGAATGGTTTTCATAATTATGATATAAGAGAATTGTGGTTTAACCCAGAGGAAACTACTGAAGATCTTATGAATCGCAATAACTTTAACAATCGCTCAGGTTCAGTAAATGTTGATTCTCAAAAAGAAAATCTTAACATCAATTCTCCATGTTACTTGCCTTTTTACAAAGTTATTATTGATTGGAATGGAAATGCTTTATTGTGTTGTAATGATTGGAAAAAAGCTCATAAAGGATTGGGTAATATCAATACTCATTCGTTAAGTGATATTTGGTATGGTGAAGAATTGGTTAAGGTCCGTGCACAATTAGCAAACGGCAAACGTGTTGGGCCGGCGTGCGCAAACTGTAATATCAAAGGAACCTTAATTGGGAAAGAAAGCGTAAATTTACTATCGGATAAAGAGTTATGATAAACGCCCATGAATATAAATGTTTTGTTGTTCAACCAAATAGGTATTTTAAATCTCTTAAGGAACAAATTAATAATGATACTTTCTATGTACATGGAGGAGGTTGGAAATTAAAAGATGAATCTCAATACAATTCTTCAAATAATTTATGGCGGCTTCCTCCGTTTACATATAAACTTATTAAAAAAAATCAAACAATAATTGGGGTTTTTCCTCCAGACAGATTTGATTATCTTAAAAATGTTAAAAAATATACAATAATTGAAAATCCCGTAGACCGGGTTTATCAATGTTTTTGGTATATGCAGCATCAAATTGGAAGTAAAAAACTCAATAAATGCGATAAAATATATGAAGAATATAATGGTGATTTAGATTCATTTATTGATATGTATATTAAAAATCCAGATAATGTAACTCTCACCGCCCATTGTAAAAATGTCATATATGAAACACAGTATGACGCATTAAATCAATTTAAGGATTTGTCTCAATTCCAATTTGTTGGTACTGTTGAAAAGTTAAAAAAATCAATTGACATAGTCAATGCTGGTTTTAATTTAAACTTAATATATGATGAAAAAATGAAAGCAAAAAAATTGGATTGTTTTAATCATCGGCGAGATGAATTGGAAAAAGTATTATCACATCAATTAGAATCTTACCATTTTTATAACGATAACATTGATTAAATCATAATATGTCTAGTTTTATATTTACTGATAAAGATTTAAATGTAGAAAATTTAAATTTTTTCTCCGCCAAAAGAGGACCGGATATTACAAATATATGTACGGTAAATGGATTTAATATGATACATAATTTATTGGATGTATCAAAAAAATGTATAACTCAACCAATAAATCATAATAATATAACTGTTTTATTTGATGGTCAAATTTATAGTCCTACTTCGGACGATCAGACATCACTGGTAATATCTTTATATGAAAAGTATGGAAAGACTTTCGTTGAAAATATAAACGGCGAATATGCAATAATGCTTATGGATAAAACCAATGAAGTTATTTATCTATATAGCGATATTTTTTCAACTAAACCGTTATTTTATAGTATAGAAAATGGAAATGTTGGAATTGCCACGTATGCGTCTGAATTAAAACTTTTGGGTTTTGCTAATCCAATTAGAGTAAAAGATTCTTCTTTTATAGAATTAAAGTTAAATGACTTATCAATAAAAGAATATAGCCATAGCAAATTTAACTTAAAAGAATATAAAACTACATACGATGATTGTATCGCTGCTTTAGAAAATGCTATAAAAATACGATGCAATGAAAAATGTGCAATACCATTAAGTTCAGGTCATGATAGTGGAGCAATTTTTCAATGGTTTTTGTTAAATAATAAAAAAGAAAACTGTTTTTATTACGTCAAAAACAATAGAGAAAATGAAATTGTAATGGACGACAGACTTAAAAAGTGTGAAGACCAAAACATGTCGTATAAAATTATTGACTATTACAAAAATAAAAGTGTTAATGATTTGATAGAATTTAAAAACATTTCAAACAATATGGAAGATTTTGAAAATTATAAACATGATGTTGTAGTTTTTATGCTTTCTAAATTGGTATCTGTTATTAAAAAAGATGGGTATGATGTTATTATTTCAGGAAGTGGTGCTGATGCAATAATGTCAAATGATAAAAAAGATGGCGTGTATTTTTATAATTTACAAAAACCATTTCATTTTTATTCTTACATTACTCAGCATTTTTGCAATGAATTTGAATATATAGTTGGTGCATATGGAGTGCAATTAAGATATCCATTTTTAGATAAAATTTTTGTTCAGGAATTTTTAAATTTATCTCCTGAGCTAAAAACTCAAAAATATAAATCAGTTATAACGGAATATTTACATATTAATAACTTGATTACTAACAGTAAAAAAGTAGGAATGAGTTGTTCGCATAACGTTTATACTGAAATAGAACAAAATTTTATTTTACCGCAACATGAATAGCCGCATATGTATTGTTGCAAAAGGCAGTTCACTGTTATCTCATAAAATAGGTTCTCTTATAGATTCACATGACATTATTATAAGAGTTAATCATTTACCAAATGACAACAACCATGATGTCATTGGACTTAAGACGCATATCTTTTCAACACAGTCTCCTGATAAATTATCTAATCATATTGACGAGTTAAAAAACTTAGACATTTGGATATCTTCAGATGATGCTGAATGCTATGAACAGTTTAATTTAATTTTAAAAATGATAAATGAAAATGAAATGTCTTACATTAAAAAGTATTTTGGTAATGTTGCAAATTTAAACAATTCATATATGCCAGATGCTGGAATCAGTTCTATATTGTTAGCGTTATTGAGATATCCTTCTCATAAGATAAATGTATGTGGATTTGACTTGTATGAAAATGGTAATATAAGTATTGATAATGTTAAAAAAGATTCTAGTAATTTTACAACTCCAGTTTTTCAACAAGTTCTTTATTATAAAACTTTAATTAAATCTGGTACTATTACCCAATTATATTAAAATATGAACATACACATCGGATATGACGACTCACAGGACATTGCATATCAAGTATGCAAACATTCCATCATTAAGAATAGCAGTTCTAATGCTATCGCCATAAGTAAAATTAACTCTGATACTATAGTTGGCTATGACCGCCCATGCGATCCGCTTGCATCAACTCCTTTCACATATGCACGCTTTTATGTGCCATTCATAAATGATTACAAAGGATGGAGTATATTTTGTGACAGCGACTTTTTATTCCTAGAAGATATTCAAAAGCTAATAGATCAATGCGATCCTCAATATGCAGTGCAAGTTGTAAAGCATGACTATACTCCATGCAATGCTGTAAAGATGAATGATAAACCTCAAAGTGTTTATCCTAGGAAAAATTGGAGTAGCTTGATCTTATGGAACAATACTCACCCTAAAAATAAAATTCTTGATGGTGATTTGCTAAACTCTGCGAGTGCTAGTTTCTTACATCGATTCCAATGGTTAGACGACTCTGACATTGGTGAAATTTCATATGAGTGGAATTGGCTAGTCGGCTGGTATACCGAAACATCTGAAAAGAAACCAAAGGCATTACATTTTACTGAAGGCGGCCCTTGGCTTGGTATAAAATCTGACCTTAAGTATGATGCAGAATGGTGTGCCTATTCTGCATCATTGCAAGACACTTTAAAATAAGAATAGTCCTCTGTTATAAATACAGAATATGGCAATGTATGCAGACTTATATGCGGATCAAGGGTCAAATTTTTCTACAGTTGTTAATGTAGGAAGTGGTGATGCATTTGATGTAAATCTTACTGGTTATACTGCGCGTGGCAAGATTCGTAAATCTTACACCAGCAGTACGTCATATGATTTTGTTGTGGCTATACCACAACCAACAACTGGACAACTGCAGCTGTCATTGGATTCTGCTACAACAGCGGCTATAAAACCCGGCCGTTACTTGTATGATGTAGAAATAACGCAAACATCAACTGGTAAAGTTACAAGAGTGGTTGAAGGCCAAATTGATTTTAATGCTGGCGCCAGCAGCAATCTTTTCAATGCGCAAATATTTACAGTAACTGCGTCCTACGCTCTTAAAGTAACAGACAATACTGTGCTATGTAATTGTGTAAATAATGCTATAAGTATTACTCTTCCATCTGCAGCAGCAGCACCCAACAAAATTTTCATAATAAAGAAAATTGATGCTACCGCAAATGTGGTAACAATAGTTGGTACTGTTGATGCCACCGTTAATCCAACAATACTTACGCAATGGCAAACAGTAAAAGTTCAAAGTAATGGAGTTAATTGGTACAACATATCATAATGGACAACAACTTAACAGTTAGAATCGCACAGCCGCCTGGTATTAATGTGTCTTTAAGTGCGCCTGGGACTCTGTATGCAAAGAGTTTAAATTATCTTGATTTTGTATTTAGCACAGGCGTAGAAACTCCCAATGCCATTGTAAAACGTGATGGGAATGGGTATGCTAATTTTACCACAGCTCGCACAGTTGCAGGAGCTGCAGCAATATATGCAACAGCAACTGGTGGAACCGGTACATTTGCAATAGACGCAAGCGGAACTAATGGCAGCAATGGTTTTGCAGCGCGTAGTGTGTCTGGTACTGCCGCATTGCTAACCAGTGGGAGCGGCAGCGGCGCTCAAATCAATTCCAATACTGGCAGTGATATTGCATCATTTCAAAACGCGGCGGCAACAGTATTTGCAGTTGAAAGAGTAAATGGCGTGCTGCGCTGGATTAAAGACGGCAATACTGGGCGATTAACGCCAGCCACATTAACCGCTGCATGTACATGGACACTGCCAGATGGTGGTGGTACAGTTGCAGTCAATTTAGGCAATGTCAACAACACAAGCGATGCAAACAAGCCAGTATCGGCTGCGCAGCAAACCGCGTTAAATCTCAAAGCAAATCTAAGTGGTGCAACTTTTACAGGAGCGATCAGCGCAACAAATCTAAGCGGTACAAATACGGGAGACCTGACCGCAGGCACAGGCATCAACATCACCGCTGGCGTTGTGTCATCGACCGTCGAAACCACCGTCGAAACCACCATCATCGACGGCAGCGCCAACGCGGTCTCCAGCAACGCGGTGTTTGACGCGCTCGCGCTCAAGGCACCGCTCGCCAGCCCGGCGTTCACGGGCTCCATCACGGCCGACGGTGTTTCTAACACATTACCCAACCAAACAGCTGCTACGTCAGCTAGTATTCTCACAAGACAACTGGCTGACGATAGATATCTTATAAATGATAATGCTAGTTCAATAATTGGTCTAGCTTTATTCCTATAACCCTCTAAATAAATTTATGGCAACCTATACAAAACAATTCCTATCACAAAGTGCCCGCGGTAAATCAATTACTATAACAGCCACTGGGACAAACACTCAAACTATACATACTACACCAGCAAGTTCAGGTATTATAGATGAGGTTTGGCTGTATGCCTCCAATCCAACATCAGCTGATGTTACGTTTAACCTGTTGTATGGCGGCACAGACTTTACCACAGATATATTATTTGAGGGCGTTATAGAAGCTTATGCTGGCAGTGTTTTAGTATGCCCAGGGCTTATTGCCCAAGGTGATGGTACGACTGGATTTTCAATATATGGAAATTCACCAACATTAAGTGGAGTTAATGTATTTGGTTATGTGAATAGAATTAGTTAATATATGAGCGCTAGATATGGTAATAAAGTTGGACCGCTGGTATCCCGAAAAACATCTTTCTTTAAAAAGAATAGATACGATAGAAATTTAATAAAAAAACCAATAACTAGTGGAGGATCTAGCTGGATTCGTCCTACGGATTGGTTAACCATGCCAACCATTACAAGTTCTGAGCAAAAAATAGCATTATTAATGCCGATTTTTCCACAGGGTTCTAATTTGTTAGCTTTTACAGTGGCTGGAGCGTATACGGTTGATTGGGGAGATGGTGTTACCGAAAATGTTGCTACTGGGATCAAGGCACAACATGAATATGATTATGCTGATCCAGATTTAAATGCTACAGTTACAAGTGAAGGATATAAAATGGCTGTTGTTGTAATTACTCCACAAAGTGGACAAAATTTAACATCAGTAAATTTCAATCAATTGTATGCACAGAATGGATCTACATTCCCAAATAGCTCTCCGATTTTAGAAATAATACTTTCTTGTCCAAATTTAACAAGTATGCCAATAGGTAGTAGCACCGCTGCAAATGTTTTTTGTAAAGAATTGATCAATTTTTCTGGAATCAATATGGGGGTAGCGACTAATTACCAAAGTTTGTTTAACAATTTAGCAAAGTTGTCAAACGTATCATTCGGCATAATCGGAAATATTACTAGCACGGCGAGCATGTTCGGTAATTGTCCCTCTTTAACATCAGTACCACTTTTTAATACAGCGTCTGTTACTACCATGTCTAACATGTTCAATGGTTGTTACTCTTTGGTGACAGTTCCACTTTTTAATACAGCGTCTGTTACTACCATGTCGCAGATGTTCACTGGTTGTTTCTCTTTGGTGACAGTTCCACTTTTTAATACAGCGTCTGTTACTACCATGACTAACATGTTCCTTACTTGTTCCTCTTTGACATCAGTTCCACTTTTTGATACGAGATCTGTCACCGATATGAGCAGCATGTTCGGTAGTTGTTCCTCTTTGGTAACGGTTCCTCTTTTTAATACAGCATTAGTGGGTACTATGACTATCATGTTCCAAAATTGCTCCTCTTTGACATCAGTCCCGCTTTTTAATACGGCGTCTCTTGTGATCATGAACGGTATGTTCCTAAGTTGCTCCTCTTTGACATCAGTTCCGCTTTTTAATACAGCGTCTGTCACCAATATGAGCTCCTTGTTCAGTGGTTGTACCTCTTTGGTAGCGGTTCCCTTTTTTAATACAGCGGCTGTTACTACTATGAACGCTATGTTCAACAATTGTTTCTCTTTAACATCAGTGCCCCTTTTTAATACAGCGTCTGTTACTATCATGAGCAGCATGTTCAATAGTTGTCGCTCTTTGGTAACGGTTCCTCTTTTTAATACAGCATTAGTGAATACTATGATTACCATGTTCCAAAATTGTACCTGTTTGACATCAGTTCCACTTTTTAATACAGCGGCTGTTACTACCATGGCTAGCATGTTCAGTGGTTGTTCCTCTTTGGTATCAGTTCCTCTTTTTAATACAGCATTAGTGAATACTATGCTCACCATGTTCACAAATTGCACCTCTTTGGTATCAGTCCCGCTTTTTAATACAGCGTCTGTTACTACCATGTCTGGCATGTTCTTAGGTTGTTTGTCTTTGGTAACGGTTCCAGCTTTTAATACAGTATTAGTGACTAATTTTGGTTCAGGTATTACATCTATGTTTGCAGGGTGTGTATCCCTTACAAGAGCATCAATCAGTAATATTTCAGCTAATATATCTTTTACTGGTTGTAAATTAAACAAAGAAGAACTGGAATCTATATTCGATAGTTTAAATACAGCAGCATCAACAATAACAATAAGTTCCAACTGGGGAGCACCAACTCCAGTGACGAAAACATCAATAACCACCACGGCACGAAGTGTCACTATACCAATGGCGAACACAACTGGTATTGAGGTTGGTATGCAAGTCACAGGTAATAATTCACCTTTAACTACCATAACATCAGTAGATTTAAATGGCACAGATGATTGGGTTCATTTAGCCAGTCATGGATTGATCGACGGAGATGAAGTTACATTTTCATTAATATTAGGAACAACTGGAATCGTAGCAGACAAAATCTATTATGTTGCTGGAACTATAGCATCAAATAGTTTTCAGTTGGCAGCAACGCCTAGTGGGTCGGTATTACCATTAACAGGTAATGGGACTGCAAAGTTAAAATATAGAACAGAAGTAGCATCAATCATCCCAAACACAAGTGTTACTATGACTAGACCAATGGCGTCGAGTGGAACTAGCACTTTACTCTTTCAACAATTGAAAACAGGAACAGCAGTATTAAAGGGTTGGGTAGTATCACAATAATAGGATAATTTTATGACAGCAGGATTTTATAAAAAACAAAACAACGAAATACAATATGCTCCTAATTATATTGAGGGCAATGGCTATGTATTAATTTCTTCCGAGAAAGACATATACGAGTATCCAGTAGATGGATGGTATTGGTTTAATAGCGAAATATTGGCAAATGATTTCTTCGTAAATGACTCTAAAAATTTTGTAACACAAAGACAACTTAGATTAGGGCTTTTACAGTCTGGAATTGACCCCGACACTATTACAGCAATGTTATCATCCAATAAGGAGTCATTGATTGAATGGAATTATGCCACAACAATTGACAGAGAGCATCCATTAGTCATCCAAATGGGGTTAGCGTTAGGAAAAACTTCCAAAGAAATTGATGATTTGTTTAGGCTGGCTAAAGAATTGTAAACGCATTAAAGCCAAGATGTGTTATGCAATGGTACATTTTTGCAAAGGTGTCTTAGCTCACGTGCGGTTAAGTATGTAATACATCTTGCTTTATAAATACACAATATGGCACGGTAAACCCGACAATAACTATGCAATGGCAAACATTAAAAGTAATGGAGTTAATTGGTACAACATATCTAATGATGTGCAATAAATAGTATTATGCCGACATCATATACCGTAAATGTACAAGGAGGAGGTACACTACCAACTGCAGATGTTTCATCTAAATCGGCCATTATCAAAAGTGCGCTTGCTTTAGACGCATTAAACAATACCAGTGACCTTGGTAAGCCGGTGACAACAGCGTTAACAGCTGCTCTTGTGCCGTTTGTTAATATATCTCCTGTAGGTGAAGCGTTAAATAACCCTCCAGTGTTGGAGTTTAATTTTAAGGAAGACCAATATGTTACAAAGAATACTGCAGTTGCAGCTGGTACTCTTATAAATGGTAAAGTTGGGCCGCCCGCAGAATTCACACGCGCTAGTGGTGCTACATATAAAGATCATGTTGGAGTATTGCGCCATGCTCCTGAAAATCTTACACCCTATTCATACACATTTCAAAACGCACATTGGGATAGCAGTGCATATGTGACTGAGGCTGACGGCACTACAACAGATCCATTTGGTGTTGCAAACAATGCAACCACAATTACTCAGGTAACCGATGCATCCGCACGCTCTCGCCACGTGCATGAATTGAATGGGCCTTACACTCCAGTTATAGGTCAAACATATTGCATGAGTGTGTATATCAAACAGCACGAGACAACACCAGCACGATACTTTCAACTAGCATTTTGGAGTGGTGGATTTGGTACAGCTGCATTTAAAAACTTTGATATTCAAGATAAAACCGTAAGTACTACTGACGGTGGTAGCAGCATAATTTCTTCTGGTATAGAAACATGCTCAAATGGATGGATGAGAATCTTTATAACAGCTGCTGCGACGGCTGCGACCGCATCTGGTTTTCAATTAGCATTTGTTAGCGGTTTAACTGCAGTGCGCGCTGAGACAGGCATTGTGTCAAGCAGTCCATCTGCTGCATACATACACGGTGCTCAAGTTGAGAGATCACTTGCTCCGCGCAAATACCTGTCTACAACCAGCAGCATCGTGTATGGGCCGCGTTTTCATTATGACTCAGTAAACAATACTTCATTGGGATTGATATTTGAAGCGCAAAAAACAAACTATGCACATGTTAACACTGGAACAATTAACGTGTCCAACACAACAGTAACAACAAACTATTCCGGTGTAGCTGCGCCTGATGGGTCATATACAAGTACACGCGTACAAAATACTCCCAATCAAAATTCTGTTATAAACTATCTTACTTATGATACTGTAGCGGATGGGCAATATACACGCTCATTTTTTGTAAAGGCACTTAGCACATCTGCTGCTGTTGTACTAAGTGCAAATGAAAGTACTGAAGGATTTTTCATTGTATTTAATCTTATAACCAAAAGCTTTAGTGAAACAATAAATAATGGTACGTATGTTTTAAATTATGGTTATGAGGACTATGGCAATGGTTGGATCAGACTATGGCTATCGTCATTAAAAGACGCTACGCATGAACTTCAAGGGCGGGTGTGGATGGGAGTGTGGGGAAGTGTGTCTACCCAACAAGACATTTTATTTTGGGGCCCGCAACTGGAAAATGGTTATGTTATGACATCATACATTCCCAACAGCGCAACACAAACATTGACTCGCAGCGCTGACGGTTGCAGTATAACTGGCACCAACTTTTCCAGCTTCTATAATGCTGCGGCTGGAACGCTTTGTGCCGATTATCGCTCAATACAATACGGCGCGCGATACAGTAGCGTAGTTTCGTTTAATGATGGAGGTAATAATAATCGTATATACATAGGAACATATGGAGGAAATAACACCTCAAGTGGTATTGATACTGAATTGGTTATTACAACATCAGTGATAAAACAGTATTCTATAATAACTAATACTGCTCAAGGAGTATTGCGCAAAACAGCATTTGCATATTCAAACAATACGTGCTCATCAGTTATCAACGGTCTTGCATTAACACCAGACCTGAATTTGAGTACCAAAACACTTCCAATTGTTACGCGCATGATCATTGGGAATGCAGGAGAAATAATGAATATTAGCGCAGTGCGATACTATAAGCAAAGCCTAAGTGTCTCTACATTGCAAACACTTACATCATTATAAATAACAATACCGCTTAGGAATTATGTCTTATACCATTGCAACTACAACATCAGGAGTAAGCCTAACAACATCTGATATAGCAAGTTCAGCTGCTCCATTTAAGACTGCATTAGGCTTAGGTAATGTTAACAATACAACTGATGCCAACAAACCAGTCAGCACAGCACAGCAAGCTGCATTAGATCTTAAGGCGAGCAAAGCATTGATAAGTGAGCTACTTTATTCTCCAGCTTCACTCGACTATGCATTTGCTGATGATAAAGCATTCACGCGCAACAACTTGCTTACAAATGGTTTTTTGCTAACTGCTCGCAAAGGGCCTAGCCTAAAATATACACGAGCAACAGGTGCTACAACATTTGATGCCGATGGTCTAGTTAAATACTCTCCTGAGAATCTTTTAAATTTTAGCGAGTCCTTTGCGACTAGCGGCGGAACCAATAACAATTGGGCTGATACCAACTTCACCCGAGCTATTAATTTGGCAGATCCTATTGGTGGATTTACTGCCATTAGGTTTACCGCAAACGCAAATAATGCAACCGTCATTTCTAGTGCAGCTATTGGATCATCTGATTTGCGAACATTTTCATTCTGGATGCGACGAGTGACTGGGTCAGGCACGGTTAGTTACACCATTGATGGTGGTGCTACATATACAGCCATCACTCCCTTAACAACAAGTTGGACTAGGTTTTCATATACAGCAACTGCCGATCATCATGTTGGATTTAAAGTAAATACTAATGCTGATGCTATTGAAATATGGGGCGCACAACTTGAACGCTCGCTGGTTGCACGCCAATACTTGTCTACGACATCAAGTGTTGTGTATGGCCCTCGTTTTTGGCATGACCCAAGTGACTTAACTAGTCGTGGATTGCTGTTGGAAACCGCATCTACCAATATATGTTGGCCGTCAAATATATTTGGTTCGTGGACTCTTCTTGCATCAACATTAAGCGCATCAAACACGAGTGCTACTCTTGATCCAGCTGGAACAAACACCGCAGACATCATATTGGAAACCGCTACTACCGATACGCATAGTGTTCAACTTAATATAGCTGGCTCAAGCATTGCCAACGCTACACGATATACATTCTCATGTTTTGTAAAACCAAACGGACGAACGTTTTGCGCATTAAGCGCGTTCCCGGGAAGCGCAAACGGAGCATCTGGGCGATGTGTGTTTAGTTTGTCAGGAGCAGGCAGCATCATTACTGGATTCACTCCATCTGATGCTACTCCAACAATTGTGGCTTTTCCCAATGGATGGTACCGTGTTTCAATGTCTACAACCGCTACAACAAGTGCTGGCACAAGTGGTGTTGTTGATATTACAATAGGAGCAGACAGCAGCTGTGGAAGTTACCTTGGTGACGCCACCAAAGGCTTATATGTATATGGCGCACAAGTTGAAGCGGGCTTGAGAGCAAGTACATATATTCCAACTTATACTAGTACCGTTGAACGTGCTAAAGCAGACTGCCGACTTGGAGGCAATGACTTTGCCAGCATATACAATGAAAGTGAAGGAACGATTAAATTGACAGTTAGGCCTCTTGATCCGACAGTCACAACATTAGGATTGTTTGGTATTGAAACTAATAGCAGACCAGATGCCAATCTATCAATTAGTACAAATGGAGTTAGTCAATTTAGTATTACTTTGGGAAAAAATTCAAGCCCTGCTTTTACAGTAGCTACATATAGTACACCATGGAGCCTAGGTAGTGCAAAAGCTGTTGCTTTTGCTTATAAGAGTGGCAATTCCAATGCCGCATTTGATGGTGTGTCACAAACGGCTGTTAGTACAATTTTACTAAGCGCGCCAATGGTAAGAATGGCATTAGGTGCAAATGGCCTCACCAGTGGCCCACAAAGCGGAAGTGGTATTTTCTCAAGACTTACAATATACAAAAGCAGACTATCAAACGAGTATCTTAAAATTGCAACATCATGATTGACTATCTATTAAAATTCCCAGACAGAGAAACCGCAAATCAATACGGATTAAGCGCAGGCTATACATCCTTAGATGGAGAAGGATTTGCCATTACATCTACATCCAGTGATGATTATGCATTGTGCGTAATCGGCGAACACTATGCGCCTACTGGAGAAAAGATAACTACAGACGATGGAATAGAATATGACGAAACCGCTAGTGATGGAGCATGCTGGATACTATTTAGAGATCTTGCAGACAAGACTACTCCAGAATCAATAGTTCCTTACGTTGTATGGAGCAGCAACATGACAACTGGAGAAGGTGATGAATTGCAGACAGTTGTGCGCCCCACAAATGACCCGGCTGTTCCCAACCGCTTTTGGGCTTAAGCTAATCGCACTTCTTCAAGTTCAGCTCGTGTCATATGGAATTTTCCACGATTTGCACTAAAGAAAACTTTATCTCCTTCAACTCTGTAAACCGTAATATAGTCAACGATTCCAATCTTTAGGTTTTCCAATTCTTCCTTAAATGCGCTCTTGATATAGATTTGTTCATTCATATAGTTTATATATATCAACTTTCAGCAAATTATAAATAAACACAATGGATGCAGAGAAATCAATGGTAAAAGAGTTTTTAGATGGCGGCTGGCTTATTCCATTGTTAGGAGCGGCAGGGATGCTAGCACGTCTGATTTCGACAAATACGCCTGTGCCTGTGTTGGAACAGGTTAAGAAAGTATTTGTTGCTGCGCTGGCAAGTGGTATTGCATGGTTTTTATTGGAGCAAACAGATATAGGAAGTCTATATAAAGCAATTACTTATGGAGTCATAGGCGTAATTAGTCCTGAAATTATAGCAGGTTTGGTAAGCATTGGAAAAAAATTTGCGGCCAAACCAGAATCATTCTTACCTCGCAAATGAATACTCATCGAGTTGCCGTCGCATCATTAGTCTGTATAGTTTTAGCTTTCATCATTAAAGGCTATTACATATTGCAACAAGTTGCAGCTGCAAATCAAACAGCGTTTGATTGTGAAGTGGAAACACTCAAACAGTTTTTATATTTGTTTAGTGTATTTGTAGCTGTAATAGTATGGCCGTTCGTTTTTAAAATTAAAGTATAAATATAACATATGAGTATTCCAAGTGTAAGTAATGCAAGAGTTTTTGATAGTGCAATGACATATGAAGTTCCAGCTTATACCAGTGGCTATCATGTTAGTACAAGTCATGCTAGTAAATTTTTCAAAGGGCTTTTAATTAGCACGGATGGCAACCTTAAGATTATGGGTTGTGATGGCGTTGAAGTTACCTTCGCTGTGACCGCTGGGTTGTATCCATTTGCTGGCATGAAGCTGGGTACTGCTGCCACATCACCTGCTACGGTTGCTGTAATACTATACTAATTGCATATGTTAGGCATAGGAATCAACCTTTGGGGTAATATAAAAGACCCA